AGCTATACAAGATCCAGTGACAAGAACATTTAATTATTATAGAGAGTACACCACAGATATTGTAATAGATGTATTTGATGTTGCAGATAAAAGCCGCTATCAAGTTACTCTGTATCAGTGCTATCCTAAAGCTATAAATCCAGTGCAAATGGATTATTCAAATAAAGAAGTCATGAAGATGGTAGTTGCTATGAACTACAAGTATTGGAGATCATCAAGTACAACAAATACTTATGGAGGAAATGTTAGTTCTGATGGTATATTTTCTAATTCACAAGATTCTCTTAATGAATATTTAGGCGATACTGCAAATATACCGGATACATATTTTACAAACTTTAATCAATATCAAACAGGATTTAACTCATTTGAGCAAGGTAGGGCTTCATTATTCTCATCAGAAACAGCTTCAGTTGGTCAAGGAAGCATAAAAATATAAGGAAATAAAATGGCAGATATAAAACAAGGTGTAAGCGATAATGCTTACAGACAATTAGCAGAAGCAGATACAAATGGTGACGGCTACGTTAGCAGTCAAGAGTTAGCAATGTATTTAGAGTTTAAACGCAGAGAGCTTGAAGATCAAGATGCTCAACGAGATGCTATGCGTAAGATGACATGGTTCGCTCTATGGGGCATGTTACTATATCCAGTAACTATTGTTATTGCTTCATGGTTAGATGTAGATGATGCTGCTAAGATTATCGGCGATATTGCACCTACATACTTTGTAGCTATATCAGCTTTAGTTGCAGCTTTCTTTGGTGCTAATGCATACGCATCATCAAAAAAGTCTGAGGCGGCCGTTCCGCCGCCAGCTCCACCTAGACCATCTTTTTCTAGATCAGAGCCAACACCAACTAATCCAGCACCACCGAGTGTAGAGGATTATAGTGAACCAGAAACACCAATTGCTCCTGCAGCTAGAGCCACACCAACACGTAAGATAGTGTAATATAAAGGTATTATTATGAAAGCTGATGACAATTTATCAAAGATATTTGATGTAGAACCACTTAAGCAGGGTGAAGTGGCAAGCACGGGACAAGAGATTGTCCCAACTTCTAATAAGGTAGAAGAGAATGTCAACTATGACTATGATTCTGCCCGCAATAATCTACATAAGCTATTGAATCAAGGACAAGATGCACTGTATCATGCGCTAGAGATAGCCAAACAGTCAGAGCATCCAAGAGCATTTGAAGTAGTAGGTAACTTAATGAAACAATTGGCTGATACTAACGAACAGCTACTAGCATTAAGTGAACGTAAGCAAAAGTTGGATGCACCAAGACCTGGCGCAGATGGCCAACCAAATAAACAAGTCACTAATAACAACGCAATATTTGTGGGATCTACAAGTGAATTAGGTAATTTAATTAAGAATATGAATAAGGGAGAATAGTATGGCACTACCAAAAATGAATGCACCATTATATAACGTGACGATTCCTTCAAATAAAAAGGAAGTAAAGTTTAGACCGTTTTTAGTTAAAGAAGAAAAGTCTTTATTACTAGCACAACAGTCTGAAGATCCAAAAGTCATGATAAACACACTTAAGTCTATCATTGAAAATTGTATAGTAGATGATGTTGATGTTGATAAGTTAGCTACATTTGACTATGAATATTTGTTTACTCAGATAAGAGCAAAGTCCGTAGGTGAAATAGTAGAGTTATTATTCTTATGCGATACATGTGATGATGACAAAGCTAAGGCACAAGTCAACCTTGATATCTCTAAGTTTAAGGTTGAGTTCCCAGAGGGACATGATAATAAGATATCTTTATTTGATGATGTAGGTATCGTCATGAACAATCCAACCCTTGCTACTTTAGATAAGTTAGAAAAGATAAAAGAAGGTGACGTTAATAGTATATTTGATGTAGTAGCTGATTGTATGGAATCAGTCTATACAACAGAAGAAGTATTTAATACTAAAGATCAAACTAAACAAGAAGTGATTGACTTCCTTGAGAACTTAACTCAAGAACAATTTAAGAAGATTGAAAGCTTCTTCTTAACTATGCCTAAGCTACAACAGAAGGTCGAATATAATTGTCCTGTATGTAATAAGCATCATGTTAAGACGATGGAGGGTCTGGCAAGTTTTTTTTAATTAATCTCAGTCACGAGAGCTTAGCCAACTATTATAAGATGAACTTCGCTCTCATGCAATACCACAAGTATTCGTTGACTGAGATTGAAGAGATGTTCCCCTTTGAACGCGAGATATATGTTGCTATGTTAGTTAAATACTTAGAAGAAGAAAAACAAAAACTGGAAAATAGGTAATGGCAAAAGATCCTGGATTAAGCTTTAAGACAGAACAAGACTTTGAAAAAAATATGGGTACTACTATGAACCCTAAAGCTTTTCAACAAGTCGTACAACAGTTACGCACTAATAATTTATCCGCAAAAAGTATATCTGCTGATAATATAAGCGCCAAGACTCTTGCTGAACCAGTCATTAAAGATTCTAAGGAAATCAAATCTAAACAAGAAGAACTTAAAAGCAACGAAAAGCTTTTAGATTCTCATAAAAAATTAACTACAAATATAGAGAAGTTAACAAAGACAATATCTGATTCTGTATTAGGTAAAAATAAAGCAAAAGCTGACAGAGCTGAAGATATTGCCGGTAAACAAAAGTTAGACTATAGAGGTATCGGCCAACAGTTTAAAGAAAAGATAATGGGCCGAGGTGGAGATAAGTTTGACACAAATTCACTACGCTATAAGTTAGGTTCATTAAGAGGTTTAGCTCGTACTACTGGTCTTGTATCTGAAGGTGGATTCATTGATAATAAGTTAGCTGTTCGCGAAGAACGATTAAGAACGGCTACTCGCATGACTGAAGCAAATGCTGGCATGGAGAACTTAAAACAGTTTGGTAGTAAAGCAGCTGTTGAACAATATTATCAAAGACGTGGACAAGATACTATCAAGGCTCGCGCCGGTTTACAATCAGAAGAATATAATAGAGAGAAGTATAGAGAAGCTGGCATATCAGACGAAGAATACGAAAGAACTACTGGCGGTAGACAACAAGTTAAAAAACTTGCAGAAGCTGGCCAAGCGGTTATCAATGTAGATCCTAGATTGCAAGGTGAGAAGAAAGGCGATATTCGATTTGCTGGTCCTGATGAGGATAAACTAAATGTATCAGAAGAAGAAGATTCGCAACTCAAAGCTATTGAAAGCGCATCTGAACCTACTGAAGAATTAATCAATATCACCAAAGTTGAGAACGAACGTAAAGCTAAAGCTGATACTGATTTGCTTGAAGCTGTTAAAGGTATTGAAACATCAGGCGGAGGAGCTTTAGGCGGTCTTGCTAATGCAGCTTCTGGATTAGTTGGTGGTAAAGGTAAGGCTATTGGTACTGGAGCAAAATATCTATCTAAAGTAGGTGGTGTTGGTAAATTAGCAAAAGGATTCGGCATTGGAGCTATAGCTAGTCTTGCTGGCGAAGGCATCCAAATGGGTGGTGATAAGCTTAAAGAAGCTGGATACGAACAAACTGGTAAAGCTGTAGGTGTTGCCGGTACTGCAACTAAGTATGCTGGTTATGGAGCTATGATAGGCTCTGTAGTTCCAGGTGTTGGTACCGCTATCGGTGCTGGTGTAGGTGGATTAATTGGTGCCGGCAAAGGTGTCTATGATCAATATTTTAGTGATGATAAACCTAAAATTATATCATCATCTAGTGAAACAATGTCCTATAAAGAAAAAGATAACTATAGTGCGCGTTATGATCCAGCTACTGGAAAATATACAGTAAATGGAAAAGAGGTAAGTGAAAAGGATTATGAAAAGATACAGAATAGTGATGGTGATCAACACATAAAAGCTATTAAGACTGCAATTAATAATGCTGATAGAGTTGCAGCCCAATCTTCAGAAAATGCTATAGCTAAGACTCCAAGTAATGCAGCTTCATCTAACACTATAGTAAATGCACCTACGACCGTAAGTAAACAAACTCAGAATACCGCAGTAAATGTCCCAGTCAGGGATCAAGACCATTCAATAAGAAAATACTATAACTCCAGATTTGCAATGTAAAAAAGGGGCTTTCGCCCCTTTTGTTTTACTTGGTATTACTTATAAAAGCGTTCAGCTTTTCAGCTTTAGCTATGATATCATCTTCGTTTGGAAAATCAGGTACATCAAGTTTTTCACTAAATACCTGACCATTCCTCTCAGCTATTTGAAACTTAGTTTGATACTCTGTTTGAGCCTTATCTTTATTAGCATACCAATTGCTCATAAAAAGATCTTGCGCCATCTTAAGTACTTCTAATCTAATTTCAAATGGTGTTTTATTAGCCATTTTATTTCTCCTTTGTGTGTTGTGTGTAAAAATAGGGTTTTTAAAGGTACTCCCCAAACCTTAGGATTACGCTTCGTCAGCTATCTTTTGAAAAAATGACATAACATCGTCATCATCTTCATTGATCTCTGGTGCCTTAGTAATAGTCATACCGCCTACGTTAGGTGGAGGAGCCGATGCGAATGATGGTGGAGCTGCTACAGGTAACGGCTCATTAGTAAGCTGTTCAGCTGTAGGAACTTGTCCATCACCACTTAATACTGAATCTAACTTAGCCTTAAGTTCTTCATAGCTCTTAAAGTTTTTAGCTTCAAGGAACTCACCAAGTTTAACTTGCTTGTTAGCAATAGTTACGATAGCTTCATCGCTTGGAGCAACTGGAGTTGATTCAGCGAATGCTGATTGATCATAGTTAGGGTAACCTTCGACCGTACGCATACGGATCTTGAAGTTTGCACCTTCAAATAGATCAAACACATTAACAGGTTTCTCATCTTCAAATGTAGGACGAGCCTTATTCATGATCATATCAAAGATCTTTTTACCATACTTGAATAGCATTACTTTGCCTTCATTTTCTGGGTGTTTAGGATCTGATACGACTAAGATATTTGAGA